AAGTGGTTAGCAAAGGAATGAAGCCAAACAACAACCCTGTTGTTATTGGAAAAACCTATTCGGTTGACCGAACGGTGTTTTCATTGATTACTACCAACGATACCGTGACGTTTCATTTCTCCAATGGTCTGACTGCTAAAGTTAGCACTAACTCCAATTTTTCAGTAAATGATTTTCAACAAGAAGTTCTTAACATTACCCCCGAACCGGCTAAGGCTAAAGTGGGAATGAACATGTTAACGACTACCTTGTTGATGGGAGAAGGATATTTTGTGTATGATGGTGGGGATTCCAATTCCATGTGTTCGGTATCAACCGCATTTGTGGATATAGAGTTGTTGAAGGGGAAATTCTATTTCAGTTGCAACGAAAAGTCGGTTAACGTTGTGGTATTGGAAGGAAGCTTGAGAACACATGGGGAACACAACAAAACCGAACTGGTGGAAGCCGGCATGGTTGTTTTAGCCAATCCCGTTCAATATCAAAGCAAATTGTTTGATGAAAAGGTTGTAACGGCAACCAAGAAAGTAAAGAGTGGTGTGGCCGAAAGTTTGTTAAATGAAATCAAACCTCTTGCTGATGTGTATCGACACTGGATATTTGTATCGATAAGTAACAGTCTCTTTGGAGTTAATATAGATTGACGGACCACATTTTCTGTGTTAAGATGACGGTTCAATGAGAATTGGTCAACTTAAATCGCTGACAGAAGACGAATTGGCGTTATGCCTTTATATCGTCAATGTTATAGCACCAACCACATTCCCCAAATTGGAATACACACCACGTCAACTAACGTGGTTCAAACATGATGCGTTGCTTTGGAAGGTGGCTCAACAAGAAGCGAAGTTGACAGATGAAGGTAAAAAGATTTTCCACGGATTGATGACCAAACTCAATCGGACGTGGATACAGGAGGTTACAGACCATGAGAATTCCAGCAGAGAAGAACTTACACAGCCAGACTTTTCGATTTGACCGTGTTGAATTTGTTTGGGTATTCACTGACCCCAACGGCGGCATTCGTCAATTCATTCTTGGCGTTATCAAAGACGAAGGCAGCTACATGGAGTCTGGAAACATTGATTCTGTTGGAAACTACATTTCTGAACCTAATTGGGCGCCCAACGTTAAACTGGATCGTTTTTACGGTTCTTCAATTTGGAGTGACCAAAACCCGCCACCCATCTATAATAACTTGATAATGGTTGAAGAACTGATAGAATTGGTGGTTGAATGTCAAGACTATCTCAAATGAGTTAAAAAGCCAAGGATAACATGTATCAGAACATCTTTGTTAGCAAAAAAGACAACATGGTTCATCTATGGGATGATGAAAAGGGGTATTCTACGTTTCCGTATGTTCCCTATGCCTACAAACGGCAAGCTGGCGGTAAACATCGTTCCATCTATGGTGACGAGTTGACCAAGATTTTTAATGTGCCAGATAACGACCCGAATCTTTTCGAGTCGGATGTTTCCGCTGATATGCGTGTATTGCTTGATTTGTATCCGGACTCAGATGAACTTTCTAAGGGTCACAAACTCGGCGTGATTGATATCGAAGTTTCAACTATTGGTGGTTTCCCAAACATGGAAACGGCCAACCGTGAAGTGCTGGGCATTACAATTTATGACGCGGTAACTCAGAAATACACCGTGTTCCTTTTGGACAAGGAAGGGAAAATTGAAAGAAAAGATACCCCCGAAATTCAAGTCAAAACCTACGACGACGAAGATAACCTTTTGATGGCGTTTGTGGACAAATGGCAAGAATGTGGGTTCACCATTGTCACAGGTTGGAATGTTGATTATTTCGACATGCCGTATCTTTACACTAGGTTGAAAGCCCAACTTGGGGCTAAGGTCGCCAAATTTCTTTCTCCAATCGGCGTGGCTTATATCAATGGGTTCACCAAGAAACTGACGCTCGGTGGTATTTCGGTGTTGGATTACATTTTGCTCTACAAGAAATTTACGAACCGTATGGAGCCGTCCTATGCTTTAGGCCCAATCGGTAAGAAAGTTGTGGGAATGGATAAGCTTCATTATCGTGGAAGCTTGGATGACTTGTATAAAGAAGACGTGGAAAAGTTTCTTGAATACAACTTGAACGACGTAAAGATTGTAGTGGCCTTGGATAAGAAACTCCAATTCATCGAACTGGCACGGCAAATTTGTCACGTCGGCCACGTTCCTTATGAATACTTCCACATGTCATCACGTTATCTTGATGGCGCTATTTTGATGTTCTTGAAACGCAACGGCGGTTTGATTGCTCCTGATAAACCCGCTCGTGGTCGAGAGGAATATGAAGCGCAACAAGAGGATGGTGAAGAAGGTTTCACGGGTGCTTACGTCAAGGAACCAGTGCCGGGTCGTTATGATTGGGTCTTTGACCTTGATTTGACATCCATGTATCCAAACATCATCATCAGTTTGAATATCTCCCCCGAAACCAAGGTGGCGAAGCTAGACCGTTGTATGTTACCTCCAGATTCCAAAGTTGAAAAACGAATGGAAATCCTTAAAGAACTACAAGAAAATGGGATGACGTGGACTGGTAACGAACTTGATAGGGAAAAATGGATAGAAAGAAAATGTAACGAGTTTGACATGGATTATCATGTGCGTGGTAAAATCGAATCATATCGCATTGCTCAAACTCCTTACAGCAAGGATGAATTCCATAAATTGGTTCAAGACAGTTTCTATTCCTTGAGTAGTAATGGTGTTTTGTATCGTCAAGACAAGCGTGGTATTATTCCGACCATTCTTCAAAAGTGGTTTGAAGAACGTATTGAAATGAGAAAGAAGGCAGCCGATGCTCGTAAAGCTGGCATGATGGATGCCTATCATTTCTACAATCAACGACAACAAGTGTGGAAGATTCTCTTGAATTCCATGTATGGTGTTCTTGGACTTCCAATTTTTAGATTTTATGACATTGACAACGCGGAAGCGGTCACTAAAACGGGTGTATCAATCATCCAAACAACGGCTAAAGCAATCAATCAATTCTATCAAACCGCCTTGGGTAAGAGTAGTGGTGATTGGGTTATTTACACCGACACCGATTCTTGCTTCGTGGATGCTATACCGATTATCAAAAAGCGTTTCCCGGAAATTGACTTCAAAGACGAAAAAGCAATGACAGACGCTATCATGACAGTTACAACGGATGTTCAGCAGTATGTGAACACGTTCTATAACGTCATGGCGAAACGGTTCTTCAATTTGGATAAACACGCATTCGATGCGAAACAAGAAGTGATTTCCAAGACTTCGTTTTGGTTGGCAAAGAAACGTTACGCTCAATGGATTATTCACAAGGAAGGTCATCTTTTGAAAGAGCCTGAATTGGAAGTCAAAGGTATTGACGTTGTAAGAACATCATTTCCGGCTGCTTTCCGTAAGTTCATGGAAACATTCTTGAAAAAAATGTTGGGTGGAACACCAAAAGCAGAATTGGATTCCACGATTCTTGATTTTAAGGAAGAAATCAAACATTTGCCGGTCTTGGATATTGCAAAGAATACGTCGGTCAAATACGTTTCTAAAGATGGTGTTCACAACTACAATCCCGAAGAACGAAAACCGTTTCAAATCATTAAAGGAACGCCGGCTCAAACAAAAGCAGCCCTTCACTACAACGACATTCTGACCAAGTGGGAATTGACTAAACATTGTGAACCAATCAAACACGGACAAAAAATCAAGTGGGTATATCTTACATCCAACCCATACGGAATTGAATTGATTGCGTTGAAAGGTGATGATACGGATGCTGACAAGATGGTTCAATTTGTGGATACTTACGTTGACCGTTCCAAAATGTTTGAACAGGAATTGAAGAGTAAGATGATGGATTTTTACAAGGTGTTTAAGTGGGAATTTCCAAACCCGTCAATGGCAATTGCAGACCAATTTTTCGGATAATTATGAAAACATTCAAATTCAGGTATTCTAAAGTCAAACACCGTGACGGTCGAGAAGGCGTATGTTTCGTGGGAACAAGTCCCGACCATTACACCCCAATGTTGGTCATTAACAAGTTTCTTGGAAAGCCGGTATTGGAACTGAATGGGTCTGGTATAGGTGTGAACCTGTTTTTGCCAGAATCAAAGTTGGATGATTGGCAGAAGTTGGCCCTTCATGACGAAGCATGGGGTGATGATGACAACCAAAAAACATGTATCCATCTGGACAAACTGATATGATGAACATTTGTAATGGCGGTTGTCTAAGAAAAGACCCAACGTGGAGTGAAGACTTCCTCGAATGGTGGTTTCAATTTACATGTAGGTTTAATAGTCCCATTTGGAGATTTTTAACGAAACATCGCATCGGTAAGTTTGAATCGTTTATATTTCCTGTTATTAAAAACATGTCAACTGAATTTACGACGAAAGATTTCGTGAGTGTTCAGCCGATGACTGAATTACCTCCGGGAACTGTGTTTTACATGGATTTTGTTTACGCAGGAGGAAAGAGAAAACGTTGGTATCAATTTTGGAAGTGGTTGTGAACATACAGATAAAACCCATCGAGCAAATTCTTGCGTTGGAGTTGATTCTTAACAATCACTATAGTCGGATAATGCCCAAGTTGACAAAACATTTCATCGGTGGATTTGTTGACGGTAAGTTAATAGGTGCGTTGACACTTGGTTGGGGCACTCGTCCAAGTCACACCATCAAGAAACTGTTCCCTTCCTTGAATACCAAAGACTATTTTGAAATAGGTCGAATGGCGATGTTGGAAGAAATGCCAAGGAATACTGAAAGTCAATTTCTTGCTGCGGTTGAGTTGTGGTTGAAGAAAAACGAGCCGACTGTAAAGGTATTGTTTACGTGGGCCGATGGTATTTTAGGAAAGCCGGGATATGTTTATCAAGCCTCTAATTTCTTGTATGGTGGTTTCATTGTTACTGACCTTTATGTAACTGAAAAAGGAGAAAAAGTTCATCCACGAACTTCACAGGGTCTTACGGATAAGGGAGACAAAGTATGTGGTCATAGACCCACCAAAGAATTGTTGAAAGAAAAGGGTTGGAATCATTACAAAGGCAAACAATTTCGTTATGTTCGTTTTCTCTGTAACAGACTAGAAAAAAGACGGTTGTTGGCTGATTCTTTGGTTTCGTGGACAATAGAGTATCCGAAGGCGTGTGACCTTGAATGGCAAATTCAAGACTTGGAAACCGGAGAATGGAAATCCGTGGATAACATTTGTTACAATCCAACAGTAACTACAGCATCCAATAAAACAGCAGTCAAAAACGCTAATAAAATCAAATCGCTTTCACAATCCAGAAAGTTTTTTGATTTCTGAACGTTGACGATATAAAAAGTTGACTTGGATACGAATAAGACGGACAATACCCGTTATATGGCCACCGAACTTAAACCTGTTACAAAATCCATCTTTCCAGCGGATTCCGATTTGTCGCAGTTGATGGCGACTCCCGAGGAATATATTCAGATTCCCACCATTCGATGTTATGGACAGGCGGGGTTTCGTGTTGTTCCCAAATCTATTTTTGATACGGTGGCGGACGCATATGTGAATACGATTAACTGTGTCGGCGTAATGGGTGCTGGTATTGCTTTGGAATTCAAGAAACGATACCCCAAGATGTTTGACCACTACAAGGAACAATGTGACAAACACACCATCAAACCCGGTGATTGTTACAC